GATGCAGAAGTTTCTGAAGAAAAGGAAGTAGAAGAAGTAGAAGATACTATTGAAGAAGACGACCTTGACGAAGAGGAGTATGAAGAGGAAGAGGAAGAAGAAGAGGAAACTAAAGAAGATAAAGTTTTAGATGAAAGTATTGTAGGAGAAGTACTATCATCTCTAGGTTTTGAGGTAGACGAAGAGTATGAAGATACTCCAGAAGGTTTAGCTAAAATGACGCAAGACTTAGGGGCAAAAATGGCAGAAGATCAGTTAGATCAACTGTTTGGTAATTTTCCACTAATACAACAACATTTAGAATACGTTCTTTCGGGAGGCGACTCTCAACAATTTATGAAGGCTCATGATCCTGACAATGATTATGGGAAGTTAGAAATAAGCGATAATGATATTAGAACTCAGCGATCTGTTTTAGCAACTTATTTTAGAGCTAAAGGTCATGAGGACGAGTTTATAAACGAATTGTTGGAAGATTATGAAGATAATGGAAAGTTATTTAGTAAAGCATCCCAAGCAAAAAAAGCTTTAGCTCAATCACAAGCATCTTATAGAGAAGAAATTGTGCAAAAACAAAGAGAAGAGCAAAAAGTGCAAATGCAAGAACAACAAGAATTTTGGAACGGTGTGTATGAGACAATTGATAACTCGGATGAGTTTGCGGGTCTTAGAGTTCCAAAGAGAGAGAAGTCAAAGTTTTTTGATTATCTATCTAAGCCTGTAACAAAAGACGGCTATACACAGCGAGACCTTGATCACCAAGATTCAGAAATGGAAGTTAAACTCGCGATTGATTATTTAATGTTTAAAGGATTTAATCTTGATAAGGTTATATCTGGTAAGGCTAAAACAGCGGCTACTAAATCTTTAAAAGATAGAATAGCTAGAGGACAAGAAACATTAAAAAGCGCTCGAAAAGCTTCTAGACGTAAGAATCAAGCATTTGATGTAGATGATTTAGATCTTAATTTATAATTAAAAATGGCAATTTTAAAATGCAACTTAACTTAAATAAAATTAGATAATTATGAGCTTAACAGGAACAAATATAAGCGTTCAAAAGACGTTTTATAATGATTCACAAATGACAGACATGAATAGTCTGGCAAATGCTCTTTTGTCAAAACCAACTGAACTTTCTCCGATTATCACACACTTATCTGGTAAGGATGATAAGCGTTTCCCATTATCTTTCTTAACTGAAGGAGCTGGTAACGTGCAATCAATCGACAGATTAGAGTATGAATATCGTGTGGCAACCCACAAATTGAGAACTCGTCCATTGGCTGTGACAAATGCGGGCAATAACTTAGGACAAGGAGGATCAACTTTTACGTTGGTATTCCCTGATAAACGATTTGTATTTCCTTACGTATTAGTAAACTCAAAAGGTGAACTAGCACGTATTATGAAAGAACCTACTGCTTATTCAGCAGGAACAGGTTGGGAATACACTTTACAATTAGTAAACCCAGCAGCTGCTACAAAACTTACTTCAGGTTTTACTGCAGGTGATCTTTGGGCACAACTATATGCACCAGTAGGTGTTGACTTCTCAAGAGGTAACGCTTCTAACTGGCAAGCACCAGGTAAAGTAAGAAACAAAATTACTACAGTACGTAAATCTTACCACATGTCAGGACATGCTAAAGATTATGTAGCTGAGTTTACTTTACCAACTAAAGGTGGTGGTTCTACTAATCTTTGGATGGATTACGAAGAGTATCAGCACATGCTTGATTTTAAAGAAGAGTGTGAGATGTACTACTGGTACGGACAAAAAACTTATGATGCAAACGGTAACACGTTTATGAAAGATGAGAATGGACAGCCTGTTATTGTAGGTCCTGGTTTATTCGAGCAAATCGTAAACACTGATACTTATTCAACTATGACTGAGGCTAAGTTGAAAAACATCATTGGTGATTTATTCTACCAAATGACAGATGCTAATCAAAAACAAGTTACATTGTACACAGGTACAGGTGGAGCTCGTGAATTTGATGAAGCACTTAAGTCTCACTTCTCGTCTAACACTTTCAAAGTAGGTGGTGAGAACAGATTTATAACAGGTAGCGGACGTAACTTAGGATTGACTGGTTACTTCACTACTTACGAGCACGTAGACGGACACGTAATCAATGTGGTTAAATTACCATTATTTGATCATGGTCCTGTTGCACAGGCTCGTGGAAAGCACCCAGTTACTGGTTACTCATTAGAGTCATACCGTATGGTATTTGTAGACCAGTCTAACTATGACGGACAAGCTAACTTGACAATGATCTCAAAGAAAGGTCGCGAGATGATGAGATGGTGTGTTGCTGGTTCTGTTGTACCTAGAGGATTCTCTGGATCAGACGCAAGAGCATCTGATGTTGATGGTGCAAGTGTACACATGTTGAAGACAGCGGGTATCTGCTTACGTAGATTTGATACTTCTCTGGATATTCAATGTGTAGCTTCCTAATTTAGGGAGTTAAAAGAGGCGAGCATTCGCAAGTCTATATATTGGTTTTTTGGTTGAGGTTGTGGGGGGCTTTGTGCTCCCCTCAATTTCTACTTTACGATACTGGAGAGTTATACTTTACATCCACTAATCAACACTTTAAAAGTACCAAATTATGAGTAAAAAAGTTTATTTACGAGCAAAAGCGATTAACAATCATTTGCCAAAGGAAATTAACGCAAGCGCTATTAGGAAACTAAGTAGTGTATATGTAAACAGACAGCCGCTAAAACCTTTTGATCTACAAGATGAAAAGAAATATTTAGCTAGCATGTTAGATGTAGACAGCGCTCACATGGAGTGGCCAAAACACACCAAAAAATTCTGGTCTGAATTTACCATACCAGTAGGCTTTGAAGGTGTAGAATTAGAAATAGGAAAGACAGAAGACGGATCTCCTATTGATATTACGGATTTCATCAAATATAATTTTGCGCTAAAACATCCTCACGTAGCATTAACAGAAGAAGAAATGAACGCAGATTCGCAAAAACGTTTCTACATTCAAGATCTGGCTAAGAAGGATATGAAGCGTAATAATGATATTCAAGTGAAGAAAGATGCTGATAAAGCATTTATTAAAGTAAGCACAGATGAAAAACAAATGAGAAGAGTGTTTAGATTATTAGGTAATATTAATCCTGCAACGTTAACAAGAGAGCAAGTTGAAAACATGCTTTATGACATTAAGGAAAAAGAACCTAAGAAGTTTATCAAAATATGTCAAGATAAGCACTTAGAACTAAAAGCAGAAATTGAAACAATGGTATCTGCAGGAGTACTAAGAAAGATAGGTAACCAAGTTATCTTTATCGATGAGGTATTAGGAGAAACAATGGATGACACTGTTATACACCTGAATGACAAAAAGAACTCAGGAAAATTAACTATTTTAAGAGCAAAACTTAAAACATTAGCATCTTAATGAATGTAACTGAAATGCATATAGCTGTACAGCAAGGAGTGGATAAGATAAATTCACTCCAGGCTGATAGCTTATTATCTGAAGAGATAGACATTGAATTAAACAAGAACATGTTTAGATTTGTTAATACCAAGTATGGTAGAAACAATCTATACAGAAAAGGATTTGAAGAATCCCAAAAAAGAATAGACGACTTACGTACACTTGTGCGCGAGTATGAAGCTCCTGTATCTTTTAAGGAGCAGTTAAAAACAAAAATATTTGTTGACACATTTCAATTACCAAATGACTATATGTATTTGGTAAATCAAATGTCAAAACTATGGATTAATAATTGTAAAACTATAGGATATAATTTAGTTAATCCACCAACAGTTTCGTTCTTTACATTAGATTTAAACAATTTTGTACTTAATAATCAGCTTGGAGATTCCACAGCATTTGTACAAGGTATAGAAATGGTTGCAGATATTACAGGTACAGATCCTACATCTGCTGTAATATGGAATCCATCGACATCTTTTTTAGCTGGAGGTTGGACACCTGAGAGTTATCCTGCAAATATAGAAGCAACAAAACAAGATATATTAGATAATCCAGGATCTGGATTTGACATATATTGGGAAGAGTATGAAACACTAAACTATCCAGGACAGTTTATAGTTATAGTAGATACAGATCAACATGACTGGTTTAACTATGATTTATCTGCAGGAAATGTTAGTCATGCAGTAGGTAATCCTGTAGCAGGAGCTACACAACCAGCACAACAAGCAGGGCAAGTTATGGATACAACATATTCTGAAAGAAGAGAACCAATATTATATTCTGCAAGAATACAAGAGGGAAATAGATTTTCTCAACAAGACGACATATTTAAGCTTTTAGATGACCCGTTTAATACAACAAAACATACTTCTCCATTAACAACAGTGAGAGGTAGGTCTATAGATGTATATACTAGTGATATATTTATAATAGATACGTTAAAAATAACGTACATTAGAAAGCCACAAGAAATATCCTTACCTTTGGGGGTAAATTGCGAATTACCAGAGCATACACATCAAGAAATTGTGTCTATGACGGTAAGTAGTATTTT